ATGTCGCAGGTGAACTTCCGCTCACTTGTATTAGCTTTCTTGTTCCAATATCTAAATCGCGTCCTACGTATGGCATTTAACCTCCATTTTCTGCATCCCATGTATCTTGCAGTTCCTTTAATTTGTTATTTACTGCCAACTCTGTTGGTAATTCTGTTACTGGATTATCTACAATATTCCAATTAACACCTACTTTTTCTGTTAGTCTTAAATTAGCATAGATTTTATTTTTACTATCTGTCCATGTAAACCATTGGTTGTCATGCATTTTTACTAAAGCATCTTCAATATGATTTGGTCTGCCAGTTGTCATATCCATTTTAAGTGTCTCCTAATTTTTGAAATGTTATAAAAGTATTATTATAGTTAGAGTCTCCAGTTGTTTGGGTATTAGAATTGGTGATTTCATTACCAAATCTAACTTTATGAGTAGAAACATTTGTTACATCAAATAAAAAAGAAGTTACTCCATTAGCACCTGTTGATGTGCCATTTACACTTTGAGGAATATTAGTAAAAGCTTTTGCGGCAGTTGCATAACCACTACCTGTATCAGTTTGAATTAAAGTATTTACATATCTATCATTTGCAGTACTATTATTATAACTAGCACAATAAGTTATTAACCAAAATCCCGTGGCTGGAAAACTAAAAACACCAGAAGATTGAGTAATTGCACTTCCTAAATTTGCATAACCATCAGTATCAACTTGTTCCCAGTTACTTGTTATTGGAAGTGCTGAATTAGAAAAAGTTGTTGTTAATCTCCATTGAGAAGCTGCTGCTAAACCTTCTTGTACTGCCGCACTAGCAACTGTTGTAGATCCTGTAAATTTTAAATATTGATCTGTTGTTCCAGATGTTAATCCTGTACCACCACTACTAACAGGCAACGTTCCCGTTACCATTTTGCTCATGTCTATTTTACTTAGTGCCATTATGGTTTACTCCATATGCTGTTTGTTAAGTTGCCATCAGAATCTCTTGCTAAAAGCAAATCATATGCTTCTTCATTAGTGTGGTTGGCAGGAATGTCGCGTAAATTTTGACGATATGTTTTCATCTCGTCACTCATCGTTACGTCTCCTAGTGCATAGAAATCTGTTTCAATTAGTTTTTGTAATCTAATTTCTTTTATCTGTTCTAATTTTCTTTCGCCAGATTTACTTTCCCATGCGTTCCACTCATCAACTCTTGCTTGTATTTCTGCGTCTGTCATTTCAACAGCTACGCCATTAACAAATTTAGGTGCTATATCATCTTTAGTTATTGTCATATTCTATCCATTGTAATTTTTTGTATCTACAACTCCATATACTTGCAAACTTATTGCTGCTAAATTAACACCACTATAAATTCTCATTCCAGTAGCGTCAGTAGCAAGCACATTTGCATAAGCACCTGTTTGTGTTGTAGTTACATTTGAGCCATCATAAAATATTGATTGCCATGAAATGCCTTTATTACTTGTAATACCAGATGTTGGACCTACAATATATCCTTGTCCTTGCCATGCTCTACCATTTGAGGTGCTTTCATTTAATTTTGCAGCAGATGTTCCATTATCATTATATTTTACTATATTACCACTTTGGTCATACCCATAAACAGAACCATAATAACCAGAAGTTAAAGGATTATTAGAACTATCTAAAAACGACATATAAATATATTGTCCTGCTGTTATTGGATAAGTGGATAAACTAAAAAAATATTTGTCATAAGTATCTGAAAATATACCTGTTAAATCATGTGAACCAGCTGCAGAATTGGATTGCACATCACCTACTTTAACTAAAGATCCACTAGGTTCTGCTTTAAATGTTCCATCTCCGTACAATACTGTACTTGAACTTGCAGTTCCTGTACCAAGATTTGCCGCTGGAACTACACCTGTAATGTTTGTTGTTGCATTGACAAAAGTTGTTGCTGTAGAGCCTGTGCCCCCATTTGCTATTGGTAATGTGCCTGTAACTTTACTAGTTAGATCAACTGCGTTGTTAGCAATTTGAGATGGTCCAACTGATCCTGCAGGTGGATTTACAGTTTGAGAAGCTTTGCCAGTGTACACTGCATACATTGTGTCTGTGCCTGCTGTTGCTCCTGAGAGTGTAAGAGTTGTACCTGAAGCTGTGTATGCTTTACCAGATCCTGGTTCTTGAATTACGTTGTTAATAACTAGACGTATATCTAGTTCGTTAGCTACAGCATGATCTAATGTATAAGAAGTAGTAGCACTTGTTGTAAAGTACTGTACATCAAACGCCGCATATTTTTCGGCTGGTGTATTACCTATATAGGGCAATTAATCCTCCTTAACTTACGCTGTCTACTGCTGAAACCCAAACATCTGCAGAACTTGCAGTATCGGATTTTACAAGAAGAGCGTCGCCATTTTGCATGACTACTTTTGCGCCACCCGCTAATAGTTGTAACGATCCGCCACTTGGGATCGGTGCACTTTTAACAAGATGGAATGTTCCTGAATTAGTTAAATAGACGTCTACTAGTATAGTTGATCCCAATATGTTTGCTACTGAAATTCCTACTACTACGTCGTTAGTGTTTGCTGTATGTAATGTTACTGGGCTAGTTCCCACAGCTGCTGATTTATATCTTGTAAAGTCTTGTGCCATATCTTTCCTTTAAACTAAAGCGCCACAGCCATTGCGATTGCAAAGCCTTTTGTCGCACTATTTGCTGGATCAATTCCATTAACTGTATTTACTTGTAAATCATTAATTGCATTGTAAATAGCGTTAGAGCCATTGACATATATAATCGCATCTCTACCTGCATTTACTGTATAAGTTGTACCTGATCCAGTGGTACAAATTATATTGTTACTATCGCCAGTATTATTTAAAACATAATACCACATTTTCTTATTAGGAAATGTAACTGTACACGTAGCTCCTGGACTTCCTGTAAAATCTAATATCTTACAACGACCATTTTCTTGTGTATAAGAAGTTGGGTCATTTGAAAAATCTAAAGTCTTAGTTGCTCCAGATAATGTTACGCCGATATAGGCGTTAACCATATCGTCTACACGTTGTAAATTATAATTAGTTTGGTCACCCCAGGTGTTATCATTTTCACCTGTAGCCATTAACCTCAACTCGGCGTTAGTCCACGTTGATGCCATTTATTACTCCTTTATGCTATACGTATTATAGCGTTACTTGAATCTGCTGTCGGCCATTGTATTTCAAATGTACCTCCTGAAACTGAATAGTCTGCTCCAAAATTAATTACTGCTACAGCTGAGTTACCATCACTTGTATTATAAATAATACAACCACGTGTAGTAAATGTTGCTGAAGACCATGCGGCGTTAGCACTGAAATCTGTAAAAGCAGTTGTACCACTTGACGTTGGATTAACATTTGTTAATGCATATCCTCCAGTAGTATAACCACTGCCGTTCGGTAATTCATCTGAGTTTCCAGTTACGTTTGAATAGTTAGTTGTTGTCGCGTCGTAAGTACCTGTGATACTTGCGTTAGCTTTCAACAACGCTACTTTAAATGCGTCTGCTCCGTTATTAAAATCATGATCTCCTTCGAGTAATTCGACTTTGAAACTAGTACATAATGCTGATGTTATACCTGCCATATTTACCTATCTCCTTCTAATCTTCCTAATGTTCGAAGTTCACCTTTGTACAGTTCGGTGTTCCTCATTCTTACTTGTTCTTCTACCCCTAACGTTTGAACTGCACGTTCATACAATTGTTGGTAGTTGGTTAATTGCTGTTGATCCTTCATAAATGTAGCCGCCTCAACAAGACAAGCGTATAATAAAGTATCCTGACAATTATCACCTAGATACGTATTTGCGTTACTAGCTGATAAACCCGGTACATGATAAGTATAACCTATTTCACACGTAGTGTCAACCCCCGGAGTGGGTGCAAATATAATATTTGTGTGCCTATTTGAAGTTGTATAGGCTGTTCCGGGACGTTGGTACGAGTAGTATATAGGAGTACCTGTTCCTGTCGTTGGGTTTTTAGTATATTCACGTATATAGGTTTCATCCTTTAGGTAAAGCATGTCACCATTTTGAATACGTAAAAATCTTAATACTACTAAATCTTGAGGCATAGCTACACCTGTTGTAGCTGTTCCTGATGCAATAGTAGTTGTTTTTCTAAAGGCGTTTAAATCTAACTCCTTCATAATTCTTAGTTCTGCATTAGCTATACATACATCAATAGGAGCAATTCCTGATCCTGTAGCTGTAGTAAATTCTGTACCATCATTCTCAGTCCAATCTTGGATTGCTTGTTTTAATTGTACGTATGTTAATCCCATTTAATTACCCCATTCATCTGTACCCCACAGGTAAGTTCCCCAACCTGGAGTTACTACTGTAACTGTACCTAGTGTAGCTGTCGCTCCTGACAGTGTAACTGGTACTGCAGTTATTACCTCAGGTGTAACACTTCCCAATGTTGATGTCATTTGTGACATCGTCACTGGATGAGCTCCATTAAATATTAATGAACCTAATCCACCTGTACCTGCTAATCCTGGTGGTATTTCTGTAGTGTTAAAGAACAATCCAGTGTTACCTAAACTAGCAGTCATAGCCCCTAGTTCAATTCCAGAAACAGTTTCTGATACATTAAGAGTTACACTACCTAATGTACTTGTTCCTGCAAACCCTTCAGCATCTTCAACAGTAGCTAATACTACTGAACCAAGAGTTGCAGTTGCAGAAGACAATGATACAGGTTGTATCAAAGCTTCAACGACACTACCTAAACTAGCTGTTGCTTGGAATCCTTCTGCAGATTCCGTAGCTGCTATAGTTACACTACCTAATGCACTTGTTGCTTGTTGCCAAGCTTCAGTAGGTATTGGAAATACAACCGCAATTGCTATACCAGTACTATTTAATACACCAGTAGCTTGGAAACCTAAGGCATCTTCTCCTGCACCAATGACAACTCTTCCTAAGTTAGCTGCACATTGTCCTGAAAATTTACCATGTAAAGGTCCAAGAGATACAATCGTATCCGATGTACTTTGAGGAGGTCTAGGTTTATATAAAACACTAGAGTCTCCCCCTTGAATATACATTTCAGGATCTAACTGAGGTTGTTTAGGTTCCCAGTCACCCTTGTATACTCTAAATCCTGTCCACTCTGTTCGAGCGTCTTTGTACCTAATCTTAAAACCTGATCGGTCGTCGATTAGTACTGCGTGTTTACCCCTCGCGTATTTGCCCATTACGCATATCCACGAACCTTAGGCGTCACATAAAAACTTGCACGTTCTCTATCTTCTTCTCTAGCTAATTCCCATTCTTCTTTATACATTTGTATTAGTTCTTGTCTTCTGTTTATGTCTACTAATTTTGGGTGTTTGTTTGCTAGTTCTACAGTTAAACCACTAATCAATGCTGGTAGCATTCTTTTAGGTACAGCTGCATTTTGTGAATAATTATCTGTTATATCTTCTCCATACTTAATAGCCCACATAATTATTTCATATCTATTATCTTCACTTGGCCCAGGCCATAGATAAACTTTATGATTATCTACACCACTAGAATTAAACTCAGCATTTCTATCTACTGCAAATTTAAGTGGAGTACCTGTTGAGTATTTATTAGGATAAGAAAGCCAATCAGCATAACTGATTCTTTCCATCTCAATGTCTTGATCTGGAGTTGCATCAGTATCACGACAAGCTGCCGTTAATATATCGGAATAACCATTTGCTGCTAAGTCAAATGTAGGATATGTTGTATTGTTAAATGAGTTTACTGCTACTGTATGTAGATGTAGTGTAAATAGATTAACGCCTTGATTAATCCATTTGATCATTAATAAATTAAGAGAACGTCTAGCAGTGATTAAATCATAACCACCTTTAGAGCTTACTCCTAATCGTTCATAAGCTTCTTGTATTACATCTGCAATCTGCAGATTAAATGTTCGTGTACCTGAACTAGCCAAGTTGCCCCCTTACATTAATGCGCGAGTTAATACCCACAATAACTGACCTAGAACCATAAAGCCAATTGTATACATTACTTTTATTAATCCATTAATCTTCTCTTCAATATGATGAAGATGATTATCTTTTATTGTAGAGATACGCTCGCTTAAAAGTTTTATTTCACCTTTAAGTTCTTGTATTTCTAAATCGTATTTAGAAACTTCTGGCATTTTAATTCCAATAAATTAAAGCGTTAGAAGCTGTGCCTGTTACTGTAACAAATAAATTTGTAGATACTTTCACACCATCACGTGGTGCTTTAAGTGAAGTAGTTGTATTTGCTACTGCAGATAATCTTGCTATTACTGCACCTGATGCCGAGTTAGCATCTTGGACAACAGCAGTAGCTGTATTACTTCCTGCAGTTAAACTAAGACCTAAAAATCTTTGCGGATGTACAGCAGCTACTTGACCATCACTAGTCGCGTTTGCCCCCGTAGCCCCTGTTGCTATATTAGTTACTTGAGCATCTGTTTGAAATGTCATTTTTAATCCTTTATAAATGGGGAGACCAAAGCCTCCCCTAATTATTTATTACGCGTTGTTTATATTTTGAATATATTCAACTGTTACAAATCCTCTTCCACTTGTTCCAGCAGAAAAGTCAATATAAATTGGTAAGTCACTTGTGCCTATATCAGCCCAAGCATCACCATCAGTAATTGTACCACCAGTTCCAAATTTAAATACATTAGCTGCTGTTCCAGCTGCTAAAGCAGAAAATAATTCAGTTGATGCAGATGTAGTGCCCATAGAAATATTAGCTGCATCACATGCAGTTGTGATATTAATAATGATTTCAGTGATTTGGCTATTAGCTGGAAGTACAATTCCAGTATCTGCAGCTGTAGTTGATTGACTCCAGCTTGCGCTTTGTGCCATTTTTACAAAACCAACGTTTTTGACATTATCTCCAACAGTAGTTCCTGTAGTGTTTGATATCGTTCCCGCTTTAATCGGTCCCGAAAAAGTTGTTGTTCCCATTGTCTTACTCCTTGTTTTTCTGTCTGCTTACGCAGTCAATAGGTTGTTTAGTATGGAAAGGGGGCAAACTTAATTACCCCCTCCCTCAGCCGTTAGGCTGGATTTGAACCGTATAGACCTCTCCAGTCAGAGAATCCAAATGAATATCTCTCTCTAGATTTGTATCTAACGTTACCAGTCTCAAAGTCACCTTCCATTGAAGTTGCGATTGGAGCTCTAGTGAAGTGCTTCATACCGTTTGGTACATCAGTTCTTAACCACCAGAATTTACTGTTAGTAAATCTATGGTTAACATGATATCCACCTGGAACCATACCCGTAGATACGATTGCGTTGACATCATTGTCTGCTGTTCCAACTCTGTATGGAGACGCCATTAGTCTCTCAGCCACAAATACCAATTGTCTTGGAATGTGAAGAGTTCTAGCTTGTGCAGCAATCGGAATAGACTTGTCGTCTACAAACCCAGCAACATCAATTAAACCTTGCTCTAGAGAAGTCTCTGAAAGCTCAGCTTGAACTGTAGGAGTGTTAGCTCCTTTTCTGTTACCAGCAGTTTGTGATCCGTCTTGAAGTGGGTGTAAAGCGTTAATTAATGAAACACCGTCACCACCTGCAAATGCACCACCCGTAAACGAGTTATTGTACACAGCCGCACCTTTAGTTTGTTTAGCAGCAGCCATTGATCTAGCTAATGCTTTTGTTAGTCTGGTAGACAGCTTGTCGTATAAGTTGTCTTCCATAGCTTCTTCAGTGATTGAGAAAGCCATTGCTACAGTTTCGTTTGTGTAGCGTGCTACCCAACCTTCACCTGTATTAGCGTAATTTACGCCTTGACCTTCAAATTTTACTGATGCTTCGCCGAACCCTGGGAAGAGTACTTCTTCCTCAAAAGCTCTATTTGATTTTTCGTTCTCAAACAAAATCGCTGCTTCGTCTTCGTAACGTTTATATTCCGTTCCAAAGATTGCGTGCAAGCCCGGTACTAATTGTTTAAGTAACTGACCTCTAGTTATAGCCATTGTATACTACCTTTCAATTAAGCAGTCGGGAAGTTGCCATCATAGCGACCCCACGAATGAGTGTTAATTTTAACAAGTACGTTCATTGGAGTTCCAACTGCAGTGTACTCTAAGTTATCCTCAGCAGATCCTAAAATCTGGAAAGGGTAAGCTTGTTGTGTTGCATTTTGTGTGTTACTTGCTGTTGATGAATCAAGAGATGATCCACCTTTAAATGTTACTGTTGAACCAGTACCTGTTAAGTTCTGTGCATTAGCTCCAACATCTGCTAAAGTCAATGCTGACCCAGCTTGATCTGCTTCCATTTTGAAGATCGTTGATGGATCATCATAAACATAAGCTTTGAAATTGGATTTTGCTACAGTACTTGCAGGAATTGATCTAACAAATCGTACGTCACCTGTACTGTTGTCCTGATATTCAGCACCCCAAAAGACTCCAACGACAGCGCCTAAATCGCCACTCCCGATGTCAGTTACTAATAGACCACTTGATAAAGAACAAGTATCACCTTCGAAATATGCTGAAGGTGCAGTAGCAGCAACTTGATACCCGTTTCCGTCAACCCAGTTATTTAGACGGATTGTTCCGCCATTGGATTGTCTTACGGGTGATAAACCATAAGCCATAAATTCTCCTTATTGCTTATACACTAAATCCCAATCAGTAACTAACGCGGTGTTAGTCTTGGAACTTAGCTTTGTTCGCCGCTCCTCCTGATACGGAGGTTGAGGATGTATCCTCTACTGGCATACTTGAGTGCGCTTGCGATTTTAAATCTTGCCCATATGCTTGGGCCGCCTTCGCTGTTTGATTTTCGTAGTACTGTCTTTTTTCTTTCATATAATTAGCATCTTGTTTCATCAAGATTAAATCACCTGAACGGACAGCACCTGCGTGCTTACCAGTTGTCATTACGTCAGCTATATAATTCTCACCTAATTCCTCAGGTGTTACTATTTCATAGCCTTCGCGCAGACGTTCATGAACATTCGCATCATCTGGGTTATTTAGTAGTTCGTGACGAACCCATAAATATTCTACCCCGTCTGGTGCTTGAGGTGCTTCTAATTTAGAAGGTGCCTCGAATGATCTTTTTGTTCGAGTTGCCGAAGCTCTAGTCGTACGGCTTGTTTTAGTTGCTTGTGTCATATTAGCTCCCCGCCTTATTTTGGCGCATTTTTTCTCGCGCATAATCTTGATAGGAAACTCCTAGTCTATTTGCCATTTCCACTTCTGGTCCTGTCAAAGTTACTTTTCGTTTTCCCGTTGCGGAGCGCGTTCCGCCTACAACTGTTGGAACTTTCCTAACAGTCTGTTTTCTAAGAGTTGGAAACTCTGATGTTAATCTAGCGTCTAGCTCGCTATAGTATTCATCTGCTACTTCTTGTGGGTTAATACCTTCTTCAAGAAGTTCTCTGTGAATAACTAATGCTGCTTGGGTCTTGATCCTGTCTCCAGTCTCGTTGCCCCCAAACCACTTATTCCTTTTCTGCCAAGCTAATGCTTTTCGATCTGGAAGTTGAGCAGTTGGTTTTGCTTTAGTTTCCTTCTTCGCAGTACTGTCGGGTTTATTTGTTCCTAAACCTTTTTCTGCTCTAGCCTTATATTGTTTGGCCACTAGCTTCTCTGCTTTCACAGATGCTAAGACATCAGTTGCCTTAATCTCAGCGTCAACGTCGCTAGCTTCTTTTGCAGATTTAAGTACACTTAAAGCTTGAGATTCTTGTGAATCCAATCTTTCCATATATTGGTTGATTGCATCCAACTCAGAGTCAGCTTGCTTACTTCTAAGTTCGCTCTTCTCATTTAGCCATTCATTCTTTTCAGACTCATAGCTTTTGAGCTTTTCTTCAAGTTCCTTCTTCTGCGCAACAAGTCGCTTAATACGTTTTTCAGCGCGCTTGCCTACTACTTTTTTATCCTTTGGTTCTTCAGTCTCATCTTCTACAGATTCGGATTCAGTTTCTTCCTCGTCTTCTTCTGTATCTTCTTCGACTACTTCTTCCTCAGAAACCTCAGTATCACTAGGTTCTTCTGTTTTTTCTACAGTCTCAATCCCTTGAGTTTCTGTAGTTTCTTCGTCTGGCAATTCAACAATTATATCCTCTTCAGGCTCATTGTCAATTACACTTTTATTTTCGTCATCTATCATTTAGATCTCCTCGGTTGTGAACCGCGTTTATCACTATCATTGTATATTGTATACTAATTTGTTTGGTAATGCAAGGCTATTTCGCACTAATCTTTGAAGGATCAGGTACAATAGCTATAATTTCATCATCATTTATAACTGAATACGTTTCTTTTTCATATACAAACTTAAGTCCTACATACTTTCCTGTCAATACCCAGTCCCCAATCTTAGCCCATTCAGTGTTAGCTTTGTTGTGATCTTTGTATGCGTCAGGCCCCATGTCAATAATCTGTGATATAACACATGAGAATTTAGCATGCTCTACTAGTTCGTCAGTTAATATAATGCCCCCTGCAGTTTTGTTTTCTATTTCTCTTGGCTTTAATAATAGCCTATAACCTGCAGGTTTTGGTAGATTTTTCTTACTCATGTGAATCCTTTATTAGTTTAACAAGTTCTGATTGTAATCTATCTTTAAGATCACCTAAAGTATGTTGAATACCTAGCATGTACTTATAGTCTTCCATAGTGGAAGCACCTTGTAGGATTTGAGCAGTATTAGCTTGTATAGACTCATCTATTATTTTAGATAATCTATCTTTGTAGTCGTTGGCTGATGCCATATTACCTCCTGTAATAGTGAGGGGGCATTACGCCCCACTCGTTTATTTTATTTTTATTTCCTTCGGCCTCTTCTCCTCAGGTACAATTTTCTCTAATTCAATAGATAATAATCCGTTCTCAAACTTAGCCTCATTGACTACTACATCATCTGCTAATGCAAACGTACGCGTAAACGCGCGTTGAGATATGCCACGGTGTACGACATCGTCGGCTTTTTTATCATTTGGTTTAGATTTAATTGTTAATGCATTATCCGCATAATTAATTGATACGTCTTTTTTACCGAATCCAGCTAATGCTAAATCAATAGAATACTTTAATTCATCAATTTTACGAATATTATATGGTGGGTAATTAGGAACATCCAATTCTAAAGTTTGTAGTCTATCCAATAAAGAATCAAACCCAACTGTGAATGGTTTGTATGGTTCCCAATCTACGAGTGATTTAATCATAGTAACCTCCTTGTTAAGCGAAATTAAATCGTGACTCCTTTCGGCAGTCACTATTATTATATAGGATTATTCTTCTGTTGTCAACTTATTTTCTTTTAAATCGTAAAAATAATTTGTGTCATCACCAGCTGTCCATTTACTTTCTGTTTCTACATTGTATTCAATAGTAGATACTTTAAAATCTGGAACTAATGTTTGAGCTGGAGTTAACGACTTATCGTAGAATATAACTCTGTTGTTAGGTTGAGCTGCAAAATGCCCATTGTCTAATAGTAATATATTAAATGATTTATGTTCTTCTGGTACTTCTGAATAACCAGTATTTAAAATATTTTTATCTGCATGACAACTGTCAATAGTAAATAAATATTCTCCTGTATAAAACTTTTTAGATGGTGCAAGATATTTAGCTTTACATCCTGCTAGTGAAGCTTTCTCTATTACTGTAATGTGATAGCTAAATGCATCCCACAGTTCTAGTTCTTCTAACTCAATATCCAACTCAGTAGGACTATCAACAAAAGCACTGATAGGGAGCTTATCATATAGAGCACCATATTCAGGCAGATACGTTTCAAAGTAGAGCGCTCGACCTTGGATAGATTTACAACTAACCCAAACACCTTCTACAAATTCTCCATGTCCTTTTTGATGATCATATAAATATTGTTTCTTAACATACACTTTAGTAGGCGGTATGTTCGCTACTAAAAATGACATTAATTACCGTACTTATCTTCTATGATTTTATATATTTTAAGATTACCTTCTGCATCTGGTCTAAGTTCTGCTTTAACTTGTCCACATTCATAACGAATAACATTTGCTCTTCCTTGTGACAGGTTACGCTCAGCCTCACGTTTTGCTTTCAAGCATTTTGATAATCCGTCTGTCATCATGTGACCGTCCAATGACCCGTTGACAAACATACACAAAGAAAAAACTATACTAATGACTGGTTCCATTTTGCCTCACTTTATCTTTTAATTTCTCTACGTCGCTTTGTAGTTTAGATACTTGATCTTTTAAAAAATTAATATTAACTGTGTTACTCATCATGGATTCCATTTCAGCCTGCATACTTTCTAATTGCTCTGCCATAAATTCTATTAACATGTACTGTTCTGAATCTGCAGGTAATGTACCCATTTCACCACGAGGCCATTTGATTCTAAATTCTGTATTCTTTTCTAAATCTTTCTCTGCTAAAATTAATGATGTTTCCATGCTAGTAATTCTTGATACCACTCCAAAATAAGCCCATACACCTACAGCTACCGCAACTACGATGCTGAGCAAGTTTCGTATAGGCATGTCTATTGATGTATTGTCGTTTACCTTCATGATCCTTTTTTCCATTTCTTAGATGGTGACTTAGTTTTACTAGGACTCCACTTTACCTTATCAGCCCAATACGCCGCAGACATTTTACCTTTGGATATATTCTTTGCGTGTCTAGATTTAAAAGCTTTACGTTGTCCTACTGTTTGATTAGTCTTTACTCCTGATTGACCAAACCTAATTGTTTTAATTTTGTCACCTTCTTTAGCTACGACAATGTGAGATTTACCACTACCATCACTTAGACGTTTAGGTTTATTAAAGCCTGATACACCAGCTCTTTTTAATCTTGGATCTGGTTTCTTCATCTTTTTGTTTTACCTTTTCTAAATATAGTTTGTAAAGTTTTAGCTTGAGCTGCATGTGATTTTGATGCTTTCTTTAAACCTTTAATAACTTTTTTTACTTTACTTTTTATTTGCTTTTTCATTTATGGTCTCTTATTATTTCTATTACCTTGTTTTCTTTTTTTACGATTTTTTTTTACATTTTCTTTATATGTTTCTTCTTTTAAATACATAGGCAATCCTACTGCTGATAAAACTTTTTGTGCAAAATTTTTAGCAGGATTAGCAGTTTCTTCTCTTTTTTTTCTTTTTTTATTTTGCAACCTATTATAATTGTCGGGAGCTTTTTTTTGTTTTCTGTCATCCATTATATTATCCTTTTATCTATACTTCTTTGTTTTCTTTGCTATTGACTTTGGTTGCTTGGAGAATTGCTTCCCTTTTTTCTTCGCGGCTTTCT